AGTGCTGATCCAATCACGTGGATCGTGAAAGCCAGCACTGATGCCGCTGATACTTTTAGTCAGACCAGTACGAAACTTGGTCAAGTCAAATGGTTTCTGCATATACTCTCCTTAGGCTTGCTTACGGTTACGAATCATTGCAAGGATGTCATCAGCTGACTTCTTTGCACCGTCGCCGGCTGCTGGAGCAGGGAAGGGCGATGCTTCTACCTTTGTTGCTGGAGTTGTATCAAATGGTGCATCATCTTCATCAACTACTGGCTTTGCCACTGGTGCTGGCTTTGCGGCAGGAGCACTTGCCTTTTGTAGTGTTGCACTAGGAGCACCTGCAGGAACTTCTACGCCATATGGCTTGTAGTAGTTACCCCAACGTGCTGGATCATATAGATCACCATTTACACTTGCTTCAAACATTTCTGCAATAGCAGTGTAATGTTCAGCAGTTGGACGAGCTGGGAGGAAGTCCTTTAGATCGTATAGACCAAACTTGTCAATTGCGGCAAGTTCAGTTTCGTCTAGACTACGTTCCTTACGAGCCCATGAGCTTGTGCTATAGTCTGCATACTGGCCCTTAGTTGTCTTTGTAAGACGGAAGTCAGTACCGTTAACGTAATCAGTTGGGATATTTTCCATATCTGGATCCATTAGCGCACCCTTGATGATATTGAAAATCTGTGGTCCGATTACAAAGCGACGGATTGAGTTCTCTGGGCTTTCTTCCTGTAGAGGATTGTTAACAACAAATCCCTGGAAGATATATGAACGCTTCTTCCAATACTTACGACCCATTTCTTCAAGACTTGGATCCTTAAACCAGGGGCGAACCTCTGTTAGAATTGGACAATTGTCGCCATACATTTCACCGCATGGTACCTGTACAGTTACAGGCTTGTTTTCACCACCGACTACCCCTGGGAAGCCTAGACGGATCATCTGACGTTCTACCCAAAAGAAGGTATTGTTAGGATCTGAGTCTGGTAGGAATCGGAATGTTGCAGTTTGACCTTCTTCGATATTCCAGAAGGGGTAAATTGCATTGTCACTTGTAGTGGTTTGAGTTGAGGAACCTGGTTTTGATTCCATTGCCGCGAGCTTTGCGCGGATGTCTGCTAATGAGGCCATGTGTAATTTCTCCTTTGCCATATGTGCCATGTTTGTAATACAAATAGATGTACTACTGTAGTTTAGTATAATGCCATGTTGCAAGTTTGTCAATGACTTTCTTGCACTTTTATTTATGACAAGACATAAAAAATGCCTTGCACAATGTTACTTATGCAAGGCATTTGGATTTCAAAGTTTTATTGGATTACTGAATTATGAATGAGTCTAAGAAGTCTTCGTACTTTTTTGATTCATCAACACCAGTTGGTGTTTTGATTTTTGCTTCATGTGCGCTTAATAGGCAACTCTTAACAGTTGTATATTCAAATTGGTTTAGGTTGTTGCCGGCTTCTAATTTCTTACTGATGTTGGTTAAATGATTTCTTAGTGTTTCGTTTTGAGCAGCATAACCCATTTGCGCTACTTGGTAGCCAAGTCGTGCATGTGGTGTTGCAAAATCAACCATGTCATTTTCTTCAAGCATATGGCGAAGATTAGAAAAATCTTCTTCAGCAATTGCTTCTTGGATAGCAGATTCAAATGATTGCTGTCTTGCTAATGCTCGCTTAATGCTTGCCATAGCATCCGAAACTTTATTATCGAAGTGAGTTTCAACAAATTTTGATTCAATGTCTTCAAATGATTGCTCGTTGATTTCTACACTGTATCTGTCCTGTAGACTTTCAACTGCTGAAGCATAAGTTTTTGTGCCTGCAATTCTATCAAAGTTGTTTCTAATGTTATCAATATTTTCTAATGCCAGTGTAACGTACTGTTCATTATCTTCGTTGATTAGTTTAGCTGAACGAATGTAACGTACAAACTCTTGTAGCTTTCTATACTCAGCGGCCATCTCAGTGATTGTTTGACCAATACTGTCAAACATCTCACCGCCATTATTAATATGGCGTGCCATAGCACGAGCTGCCTTTAAGTTATTTTCCTGCATTTTAAAACGTTCTTCGCCCTTTTGTATTAGAATACTGTGAATGTTTCTACTACGTGAGCCTCTAATTTCCTCGTTAACTGGTTTCTTATGTCTAACGACAATCTTAACACTATCAAGTGGTTGGTAACTGGTCTTAGTGCTGCCAGTCATTGAGCCAAAGCCTTCCATAACGTCCGCCATGTCTTTCTCCGAATTTTGTGCGATATTCATTGTTTCACCTTTGGGCTTGAGCTTTTTACCAAACACTCTATAGTCGAAACTCATCAAATAGTCGTTAGCTAAATTTTTAAGCATCTTTCTTATAGGATGGTTACTCAAATCCTCACTGGTGGATAAACTAACGGTTTCGGTATTTAGGTCCATTCTAACTAAAATGTTAGGCTCGTCCACTGCAAAACGTGTGGCTTCGCGCGGGTCAACTGCTAGTTTACCTGCTTTATCGTAGCTCTGCACACTGTAGCCGTGGCCTTTAAGAATATTAAAAACCTTTTCTGCTACGCTTGCTGTATCAATTGCCATAGTTTATCTCCTAATACTATTTATCAAATACAGTATTAGAGCAATCCAATTGGCATTGGCTCGTCGTAGTCATCCCCGGACATATCTACATCAAATCCTAGACTGTTATTAACAACATTGTATACATCATCTTCAAATGTACTAATATGCGCAATCATGCGAATAGCAATAATCATGCTCATAACCAAATCATCATGCTCGCCAGGTTTAGCACTATAGCTGTTGCCCCTAGCAACAAAGTTTTTAAATTCAGCAATCAGTGGTTTGCTGTGTACTTTGAGTTTATCGGTTTCGATAAAACGCTTTAAGTTAACACATGCTTCAACTTTGGTTTTATGGCTAGTGTGAAAGCCTTTACGGGCTCGTTTGCCGGCTACTTTTTGCGGTTCGTGAATGAATTCTCCGGGGAAGTTTTCTTCGCCGGTATCTCGAATAACAACCAGTGCGGCTTCACCGATGGTATTGTTCTCCACAGTCCAATAAATTTGATAGGCGCCTTGATCCTTGATGTACTGCATAATGTCCATCATAGTTTTCATTTGCCCTTCAACTGGCGTTTTATTATGCTGCCACTCTGCAACCTGAACCATAGTAGGCAACTCAACTACTTGGATAGCAGCGGAGTCGCCGCCTGTACCAGCACTTGGGTCTAAGGATACTGCATACATATACGCAGGACTTGGCTTTTTGTACCAGCGAACTTGCCCCATTCTAAACAACGGATCAACCCCGCTCATGTCAATCAGTTTAAGTGGATCGATCAATGTTTCATCATAGATAACGAATTCGCATTCATGTTCACGACGGAAGCGTTCTTCGCCAATACTGTTGCGCTCTTGGTTAGCCCATGCTTCGTCTCGATCCGGATGCTGGTCCCATTTTGCCATGTATGCCTTAAAGCCGTTAGCACCAAGTTCGCGCTCGTTACCAAACTCATCATACAGATTATTTGCTTGATTCCAAATCATAGCAAATGTATCGTCGTCACTGTTTGGTGTGCTGGTAATAATACACTTACCACCTGTTGCTAGTGTTGGTGACAGTGAAGTCCAAAATTCTTTAGCGATACCGGGACGAACGAATGCAAACTCGTCTAAGTATACCAGTGAGATAGACATACCACGTCCGGTAGTTTCTGTAGTTGTTTCAGCAATAATGCGACTACCGTTGTCAAATTCTATGCTGCCTTTGTTGTAACTGGTAACACCTGCACGTATGTGATCAGGCATGTTCTCGTATGCGTAACGCACACGTTGCATAATTTCAGCAGAGCTTTTACCTTTGTTACTAGCAACTAGCACAGTACTATCTGGTATAAACATTGCATACCAAAGTAAATAGCCAGCAGCAACAGTAGTTTTACCCATCTGTCGTCCTAGCATATTAATACTTAGTCGATTAGTATTGTAATTTTCAATTAAGTCAAGTTGGTATTCAAACGGATCAAATGCGATTGCACCCTTGGTAGGGTGCTGTATTCGCATATAATTTTTCATGAAGTATAATGGGCCAGTTTTTTTATCACAACATTCGCTAAATTCTTTTAGCGTAGATGTAGTGTACTCAATTTTACTATGAGCTTGTTTAACTAAACTGGTATCTGCTGTGCCTTTAGCCATAAAAGTATTTAACCTTTATATAGTATAAAGGTCAGCAGTCTTGAATTATAGTCGCTTTAACTTATCTCTAAGTACATTGACTAGTGCAGTTTTGTCAGTGCTATATTTGAAGTCTAGAGGTTTTACTTCAGCTTCAGGTGCATCGTCGCAACCACATGGCTCTTCTGCTGGTTCAGCTGGCATGTGTGGTGCAAGTGCTACTGCCGCATCTGCTACTGATGGTTCAGCTTCTACTTCGCCCTTAACTTCAATACCAGCAAGTTTTAGAACGCGATGTAGTTCTTCCATATCCCTAGCATTGGCACTTACTGTTACTGTAGCATCACCCATGCGCTTGGTTTGATTGAAACTAACATTAGTTGTTTCTTGTGGACCTACGGCACCTGGCATTGTTTCTGGACCAGGTGTATAATAACCTTCTTGTGCTGGAACTTTTGATTTGCCTGTTAGCTTATCAATGGCACGCTTTTGGCCGGATGCACGACTAGCTGTTGGGCTGTATAGTTTACGATCAATAGGTGTACCAAAGTTCTTGCCTGTGGCTGCTCTTAACTCATCACGTACTCTAATACCGTGTGCGCGACGCTCTTTTTCGTCTTTAACAGACTTAGAAACATAGCTACCTAATGTCTGTGGTGATAGTTCATCTAGTTGATCTTCTTTAGTAATAGACAATGCTTTGCGAACACCAGCTTTACGGTTATAATACTTTCTTGCTGACTCTGCATCTTTATTGCGGTCTGCATGATAAGTGTCACGCTCTTTTGCTGCTTTGTCTGTGTAAGACGAAAGTGTCTTGTTTGAAACTTCATCTACTTCAGCAGGTGTTTCAACACCGCCAACTAAGCTGTCATAGTCGTCCATGCTTAATGGACCATCTTTTGACATTGCAATCATACGCTCTGCTAGATCGTGTAAATCTATATCTTCGTGGGCGTCTTCTCTAGCATATTCCATAACACGAAGTAGTAACGGAACGTCCATTGTTACTGTATCAACTACGTCTTCGCCTTCTGCTTCTTGTACGCTTTCTAGGCGATCATAATGACCTGCTTCTAAATCTTGAATCACTTGCTTAGTCCAAATGCTTACATCGCTTGAACCAATTTCGTCTAAGCCATCACCGCCTGCAAATTCTGCAACATCATCAATAGCTGCCATAACCTTTACAGGACCGTACTTGCTTAGTAGGTCTGTGTGTTGCATCATGATGCGGCGAGTAATTGAACTTGCTACTGCGTCAACTGAATCTTGATCTTCTGTAACTGCACCTTGTTGTGCGGCAAGTTCTTGATTGTTTTTATCTACCATTTGAACTTGCTTTATTAATTGTGTAAACTTATTTCTAAACGCAGGTGTGCTTAAAATTTTATCTAGTGTATCTGCATAAGGTGCAAGTGCTTTGACTAGTGTAGGATTCAGTGCTTCACCGCGCTCGGCTTTACCTAGTGCTCGTGCAACCGATACTCCGCTAGCACCGTTGCCCAATGCACGACTTACCGATGCGGCGCCGGAGGCTGTAGCCGGATCTTGCTCAAAAATACTTGACAGTCTCATGGTTATTAATTCCTTCTAGAACTTTGACTAATAACGTCAACTTCCTTAGTTGACTCAGCACCTTGACCCATATTAGCAACGCCATGTAGTGTGTCCCACATTGGCTTTAAGTTGTCGCCCATGATTTCGTCTTTGCTAGGATAGTTACGGAAATAGTCTGCGCCTTTTTCAGCTTTAATCTTAGCCAGTGTGTCTAGAAACTTTTTGTTATATTCTTCACCAAAATAAACGACGTCTTCGAGACCTTCGTTTTGCATTTCATAATGTGCTTGGTCTTCTTTGCCTAGCACGCTATCATCTTCAGTTACTTGGCGATCTTTGTTATATTCTGTGCGTTCAGCCGCATTGTCTGCTTCTAACTTACGTGGTTCTTTTACATCATATACAAGAACACGCTCGTGATCAATGCCCATGTTAACTGCTAACCATACTTCTAAAATACGTGGATTAGTTGGGTATTTAATTACTACGTCTGTACTGCATACTTCTGACACAAACTTAACACCCTTAGCACGAACGAATTCCATTGGATTTTCCTGGATAGGTGTACGCTTCCAAGGTGCGGCACTTACTAGGTTATATTTCTGTAAGCAGTTTTCTAATTTGGTCATTTGCTCTGGACCGCAGTCGCATGCGAATTTAACGCGGTAAGCATATTCTTTTTTGAAGCTTTCAGCAATGAAATCTTTTAGTTGCATAGTTATGAACTCCTGTTACAACTATTTATCATCTTATATAAGAAAAGGGCCCGAAGGCCCTTTTCCATTTTCTACTCGTCGGGCGGCAAAATCACACCCTACATTAGTATTAAGCTACTACGAAGCTTGTTCCAACTGTTACAGTTGCTGAAGCAAAGCTATAACCGTTTACGTTGTCTGTGCCGACAGCGATTAGCTGAGTTTCTAGTGATACTTCGTCAAACTGTGAACCGTCAACGATGCAGTGGATTTGACCACTTGTGTTTGATGGCATCCAGTATACTAGCGGCTGAATAATTTGTAGAGCACGCTCTACGGCTTCGCTTGGAGCGTCATCTTCGGTCTGAAGATTTGCACCTGTATCAACCATGATTAGTTTTAGATTGTTTTTAGCAATTAATGCACCTGTTGCAAATTCTGCAACGCCCTTACCATTACCTTTTGTCTGTGGCATTTTAAGTTCTCCTGAATGTTTTTAAGCCTCTTTAGGCTATGCACTTATTTATCTTTTTGATTAATAAGTTTTAGTAATTCGTTGCGGTCAAGTACTTGTGCTTGTACTTCTTCGTGCGGATCTTCTTTAGCTGTTTGCTGGTCTAACCTAGCTTTTTTAAGCATTAAGTCTACTTGTTTCAACTTACGGCTTACCTTACTGTCCTTAGCTTCTAGTGCAATTTTAAGCATCTGTGCCGCATTGTTAAACACAGAGCCTGCTGCCATATCGCTCATGTTCATACCCAAACTCATAAGCTGTTGATAGCTGTCAATGGCCTGCTGTGCAATATCATCCATCTCTTTGTCGTGTCCGTCCATACCGCGGACTTCGGACAATGCACTGTTAATCTTTTCGCTGATGCTGATAGCATCTTCTAGGGTTTGAATCTCTGTGCTGGGTTCTTCCGCAGGGAAAGTTTCACTAGCCAATGCTTCGTCTAATGGAGGTAAATTAAATTCTTCTTCTAGTCTTTTAGTCATAATAGTATTTATGTAAGCCAGTTCGGTCGTTCAGCAAGAAAAAGCTGTAAAATATCTTTGTGTTGCTGTGGTGAATGATGTGACGGTGCGGATCTATACTCGATGTTATCTTTGTGATCAAAAAATTTGTAGTAATCAGTGTTCCACTGTTTTAAATAATTAAAGCAAACAAAGTCTTGCACAAACGTATCAACGTTGGTATTACTTAACAAAGTATTAAATACCTCAACATACATTAACTTTACATTGCATTTTTTCGCTACAGTGCTTAACATAGATAGGTTAGATAACCTATCGTGCATATAGGTGTAGTCAGCTTTTAAGTATAGATAGTTATTTAACTCGTTGGGATTTGGTTCCAGATCTGGTTCCATTAGATTAAAATAGCCTGTGAACCTGTACTTGCTATCTTCTGTGAATACTTTTCTACCAAACAGCGATTGCGGTAGATATATGTCATTATAAAATTTATTAGGATTGTACTGTATAACTTTTTTATAAGGATCGCTAGGAGTTAAGTGAACTACGTCTCTGAACCAGTCTGTGATAAAAAACACACAGTGGGTATATTGCCCGGATAACAAAGCTGATACAGTTCGTAAAGTTGTAGTTGAGATGTCACCACCCCCAATGCCAACAAAGTCTGCATCCGTAGAAAACTCAGATGCAAGTAAATCGCACCAGTGTATATTGTTATCTGATATATTTGTTGGGCGTTGAGCAAAGCTATCGCCGCCTACTAATAACCGCATGCGAATATTTATTTCTATCGCTTTTTGGGTATTCTGCTTCTAGGATTTCTTTTTTTGTTTGTGTGAAAGATTTGATCTTCGTTGATCACTTTAAATCGAATGCCTTTACGTTTACACCATTCTTGTGCTGCGGCCCACTTGGCAGCATTAACATGTGTAGCCATTTGATTTACTTTTCCGCGGGCGTTTTCAAGTGTTGTTTGGCCGCTGGGCTTGATTTCAATTAACTCAACATGCTGACCGCCATCTTTGTCAATATATTGAATCATAAAGTCAGGTATGTAATTAGCATAACGTCCTGTGAGCGGATTTCTATAAGGAATCTTTACGCTTTCGTTGGCCCACTTTAAAACGTTAGGGTGCTGATCGCACATACGCATAAATGCTAATTCCCAACTGCTACGGAAATACGGTGGCTTATCGCCAACATATTTTTGAGGATTCTGTGGTTGGTAGGTTCCTTGGGCAAATTGTTTCACGTTTGCCCCTTTAAGGTTTAATCAACGATTTATATCTACTTTTTTGATTGGATAAAGGCAATGCTACATTAATTCTGTTTCCAGGTGGACGCATTGCGTTGATAGTGTTATACGTATCAACTGTTAGCTTTAGACTGTTTTCGTTTACTTGAAAGTATGTCTGGGGATTAACGCCTTGTGTCTTTGCAACAGAACACAATACTATAGCTAATGTTTTTGCTTTGGCTTGTTTGAAACCCAACGACACCAGCCTTAATTCAACTTGTTCAAGCTGTTGAGGGTCTAAGTGTTGAGTATCTTGCGTGGTTAGCTTTTCGAGAATTTCCACACTAGCTTCAGGCACAGGAAATTTAATTGTAGCTTTTTCTAAGTAAGCAACAATTGTATCTTCAATTTCTTGGTACTTGATTTCATTACCAAATGTATCGTAAAGACTAGTAGAATTCATTGTTTATGGTCCTGGTGTCTGTTGTGGGTTCTCACCAGTACTGGTACTAGTTTGTGTGGTTCTGGTGCCTCTAGTTGCAGCAACACCCGGTCGAGTAGCATTTGCAATTGAACCAACCACAGTTCCTAATACAGCATTCTTTACACTCTGTCCATTAATGGCTGCGGTAAGAGCGTTTGTTGCGGCGCCTTGAAGTAGATTACTAAACCAGCCGCCATTACTGCCGCCTTTGTTTGCAGTTTTTTGTATATCAATAGTCTTATTGTATGTCTTAAGAACAGTAGTTGGCATTGGCGTAGTGGCACTAGATAGTGTAGCTATAACTGGTTGTGCTGCTCGGCTAAATGGCTTTTCTTTAGATCCTAATATTTGTAATGTTGCTGGCTTTTCTAATGATGGAGGTAAGCGATTTGGTTCAAATGCAGGGCCTGTTAGCTCGCTGGCATTTTCAAAACGAGACAGATCGTTCTCGGACATAACAAAGTTAGTCTGATTGTAGATCGTGAAGCTTTCGTATTCAAAGTCAAGTTTAAACTCTAATAGTTCGCTACTAGAATAATCTAAGTCACCTGGATCAAAACTTTTTAGCACAGGATTGATTAAGCTGTACTGCACAGCACGTTCGCCGTGATACATCACATAGTCAATGCGTTCAAAGAAATATTTTAATTGATTAACTGCGAAGCCGGCGGCATTACTATCAAAGTCGCTACCACCAAACTTACTAGATATGTTAATTGTAGAATTTAAGGACTGGGTATCAGTGATATCTCTATCGCCATCCCTAATTTGTTTATTTCTAGCATTCATATAGTTATATGAATAGTATTTCATAAACAAGGTCAGCCATTCATTGCCTACTGTATCTAATACAGTAATGCTAACAGGCTTGTATTCTACGCCTGTTTGAATTATCTTTTTACTGTTATACCTGTTCTTGACTTCTGTTTTAAAGTCAACACCTGGCAAGGATGCTGTTCTAACTAAACTACTAATTTGATTTCTAAATTCAGTAGTTTGGTCAGAGGAAAAAAGAGCTCTGTTAATAATAAAATTAACGTAACCTTCAAACTTTTGACGCGGTGGAGATGCGTCAGGTCGGAGGTGATAAGCGTTGCGAAAGTCTCGAACGTAGAAATTCTTTTTGCCGGATCCTAAACCCAGAATATCAAATAATTTCCCCATCGTGTCGAGACCTTCGCTGTTATGCTAAATTAGCCTTGAACGCCTAGTGTGTTAAATGCTACTGAATCTGGGAATGGGTTACCCGATGTTGTTCTACCGTTAACGTCATTATCACCTTGATAGTGTGTAGCGTTATCATAACGAACCTGTAGTGTAATTGTTACTGGATCGTTTGCGCTGTAATCACTGTCACTGTAGTCAACGTTGGTTAAGAAGCAACCTTCTAGGAACCAAACTTCACTTGCGCCAGCGTTAACACCGTCGAGTACTTCAATCTGCATATCAAACTTATAGTCGTTACCAGCAGCGGCAGTTGTCTGTTGGAAGTGGTTCAACTGCTTCTGAATCTGTGCGCCAACTAGTTTAGCTACGCTGTTTGTAATGTCGTCACGCATAACAACAGAGATCTGCTCCCAACTGTGCTTACCTTGTAGATAAACTTTTGAGTTGTAGCTGTCAACTGTTACTTCTTCATAAGTAATCTTTGGACGAGTTACGTTCTGAATATTTTGTGTAAGTGTTCTTGTTTCAACTTCGCCACCGAAGCCTCCCAAGAAACTAACACGGAAGCGGTACTTTAGCTTCGGCATCAAGATACCAGAGCCTGTGGCACCAGTAACAGGAACACCAAACTTTGACTTGGTTTCTGTTGTATTAATATTTGCCATCTTGTTCTCCTACGAACTGTTTATATGCAAATATTTATCATATTCTTTTCAAAATCATTAACTCTTGCTTTAATATCAAAAGAAAAGGGGCATTTCTGCCCCTTTTCCTGTTACTAGATTTTGTAACCTATTAACCAGTTGAACCCAGTGTGTTCTGGATACGAATTGGAATGTAGATGAACTCAACTGCTTTGACTGGCTGAATAGCGATGTCAATGTGTAGTTCGTTACGATCAATTCTTGCTGGTGTGTTATTTGTTGTATCACAAACAACTAGGAAGTCGAACAAGCCGCGCTGTGTTACTAGCTGACCTAAGAAGCGGTCAACTGTTACCTTAGCGTTCTGGCGTGTAACTTCGTCGTTTGGTTCAAACAAGAATGGCTTAACGATGTCATCTAGACGTTCACGTAAGTAAACAACTAGACGTGCAACGTTAACACGATCCAATGCACTTGCTACTGGGTTTAGAGTCTTCTGACCAAACACAGCTAGGCCACGACCTGGGAAGTTGCCAATTGGGTTAATCTTGTTGATGTACAAGCTATCACGCTGACCTTCGCTTAGAGATACTGGTGTGTACTCTGAGCTTACTGGATCTAGGTAACCTACGCTTGTAGCATTGTTTACAAGACCACGCTGGAAGCCAGCTGGTGCGAACCATGGGAAAGCAACCTGGTCGTTAAATGCTAGTGTACGTAGAGCAATATGACTTGCTGGTACCATTACACTTGAACCATCTAGGTTAGTTGTTAAACCATGTGGATAGTAAACACCAGCATATGGTGTGCTGCTTACTAGACCATCTGCACCGTTTTCAGTTGCATTGTTGCTGTTAGTTGCCCACGCTTGTGTAGTTGTAGCATCTGCTGTTAGACGGAATGGAGGATCAACAAGAATAAATGCTGTTTCCTTACGATCAACGTTTAGTGTGATCATTTCGTCAAACAACTCAGCATAACCTGGTGTTGCAATTAGGTTGAAACGATTTGTTTCGTTTCTTAGTTCTTCGTTGCTGGCTACTGCTGCCTGCATTGCACGTACTACTACGCGACGCTGTGCTTTACGTAGCATGTATGGTGAACCATCAATGTTGTTGCCTGAGAAATCAACCCAACGTGGACCAATAAAAACGCCCTCATGCGTATAGTTTGGTTTCCAGTGCTTGATGTTACCAGCACTTGCACGTTTGTTCCAACCTAGGATACCTGCTGGATATGCTGTTGCGGCTGGAGCGTCTGCATCTAATGAACTAGTTGCAGATTCGCGGAAGTCAGCAAAGATGATACCATCGCCAGTTACTTGGTCTGTATTATCTACTAGAACCCATGCATCGCCATCGTGCTTGTAGATTACTGGGAAGTTTTCTAAGTCGCCACTGTCAACCCAAATGTCGCCACTTGCTAGTGCAGTAGAACCATCACTTTGTGTTGTTGGCTCTGTGGCAGTAACTTGTAGGTCGCCGCTTATGGTTGCCCATGTGCTACCATTATGCTCTAGAAGATCAACGCTTGTAGCAGTGATTGTAAAGTCTGCCCACACTGTATTAGCTGGAATAGCACCAGTAATTTGTGTTGCACTTGCTTCGTAGCTTAGAGCTTCAAAGTTTGTATAAGCAATGTCTTCTGTTAGGTTCACGTTAGCTGGAGTAAATCCCGTAACGTTACCTCTGTTTAGAAGAATGTCATATCCATCAGTATTAGTGATGCGAATCTTGCCGCTTACATTTGATGCAAGAGCATTTGTTGTGAAGCTTAGTGTTGCGTTAGCTGTTGATATTGCGCTGTTAATATCAGCTACCATATCATCTACGCTGGCATTACCATTACTGTTAGAATCAGTAGTAAAGAATACCTTTACTGGTGTACCGTCGTTGATACTGATGTCAAATGCGTACTTACCGCTATGACCTGTTAGGGTGATTGCATTGTCGCTGAGTGCCGTTGTTGATGTAGCAGTTACGCTTGTACCACCACTGTGACGCTTTAGGTAAATTGATAGACCCGGAATAGTGTCATTCTCAACTACTTTAGCCCATAAGTTGCCTTCAACTGCTGTCCCTAGATCAGCATAAATTTCACTTGATAGTTCATATAGTGAAATTGCTTCGTCTGTGAACAAGCCTGTTGTGCTATCGTACAACTTAACTTTTAGTGTTGTACCATTATTTGGTTCTGTGGTTTGCAGGAATAGGTCACCTGTGGCAAGTGAACCGCCGCCACTCTTAGTTGTTGGAATTGCTAAGTGGGTTGCGACTTGGAAGTCGGCAGCACTTGTTGCACTGTTCCATGCTGAAGAGTTAATAGCATACCATGCGCCACTGACCTTTTGATAGAACTTGATGCGTACATCAGTTGTACCTGAGTCTGTGAAGTATACAACGGCAAACTCGCCGTTTTTACCATAAGCGGCTTTTGGTGCTTTGGCTGTTGTTAGGTCTGTACTTGCAGGAACCTTAACGCTTTGGCGTACCCATGCGCTACCATTCCAACGTTTTAGACCCCAAACTGTTTCTGTAGTATCAACCCAGTATGAACCATTAGCTGGAGCAACTGTTGGTTCTACTGCGCTTGGTAGCAATGCGGCAAGGTCAACGTCTGCACGAAGAACATATGCTCTGTTTGCTGCGCCTAAGAAACTGTATGCGGCTAATAGGCCGTATTCATTAAGCTCGTGGCCATGAATTGGTGTGCCACTTGCTGTGGTTTGAAAACTAGGATTACCGTAGTTTGTTAACAAGTCACGCTGACTTGTGATTAATTTAACTAGATTTGCATTTGCTGATGTAGTAAATTCCGCTGTACCGCTACCGTCTGGTGTGCTCTTACCTTGTGCTGTTGCAATTACGATAAGAGGAACGGTACCTGTACCAGCTGGAGCATAGAAGCTCTCATCTGTTACGCTAATACTAACACCAGGTGAAACTAATGTTGCCATTTATGTTCTCCCTTTATGTTGAACGTTGCTATTATTTATGCAAAAAAGGAGAAAAACGGTATTATTTGAATTGTGGGTACAAGAAATTTACCATCAAAAGGTAAATAGGCCTTAAACTAATTTAAGCTGTGTTTTGAAAATCTTACGTTGAATATCTTCAACTTGTGCAGACAACTCGTCTAGTGAACCGTTATTGTCAATAACATAGTCAACTGGATAGCCAGCCCAGTTCCACTCGCTTTCGTGTATGTCTTTATAACGTGTCTGCATAATTTTACGACTTACTGCATTACCTGAGTTTGCAATAACTGCTACATCATACCACTGCGGCATTTCTCCACGCTTGACCCAAATAATTTTGCCATTCATATTATGAATGAGATCAAGCTCGTTGCGGAATCGCGCATCACTAATAACAACCGAATGTGTTGACGACGATTGCCTAATACGGTATTCTAAGCTGTTTAACCAAATGTCTTGGTTAAAGTGATTGCGCATAACATCAGTGCCAATCAACTGTAAAGCTAAACGTGGTGTAAAATTATCAATGCCTGTTTTGCGGGTCCAAAACATATCAGGGGTTTCGCGAAAGTCTCTGCTTTCTACTGTATCGCCCTCGAGTAGCTCACGTGGCCAACCAAATATAGCCGCACATGCATCTTTTAGTGGTGTTGCAAAACTATCTCTGATACACCCATTCTTAATAAAATGTTGTGCTACAGTGTCTTTGCCACTGCCAATAAAACCAACTAAACCAATGATCATTTTTAACCTATGATAAAACCAAGAGGACTATTACCTTCTTCCATATTATGGAGTTCTTGTTTTAGTTGCTCTTGCATCTGCTGTGATTCTTGTTTTAAGTCGTCGCCGTTAAGTTGAACGTTACCGCCAGCGCCAGGTAGTCCGCTCTTATATTTACTGCGGGCTTCGCCTAAATAGTGCTTGCACAATGCTAATGCATAACTGGCTAACCATGGGCTAGAATATACATCGCCTAACAATACGCTCTCTGGAATAAAATTGTAAACACCAATAGCAACTTCTTCATCGTGGTTAACGTTACGAAGTATCTTTAGCTTTTTAGTATTACGGTTCCAAAGGAAGTTGTATTCGCTACCAAACACACGCCCAATTGTTTCTTTGTATTGTGCAAACGCATCAAATACAGCAAGACCGCCAATCTGGCCTGCTTGTAGCATATACATGTTGTTAAATGCTACGTCAAATGGGTCAAAGTTAGTGCCGCCGCCGCTGTTAGTACCAATGCCTCTGCGATACAGTCTGCGAACTTCGATTACTTCATTAGGTAGAGTATACTCTGTGACGCCCGGCTGTGTTTGAATGAACACTGCGCTTTCTTCTACAGATCCACTACTTAGCTGACGGTACTTTGCAATTGCATTATCGATAGCAACATCATAGTGTTCTCTATCTAACTCAACATCAACCATACCGTCGCCGAGACGAAGTTTAAGCTCTCTAATGAGATCTTCTCTGCTACTGTATCCTATACTATTAACTGGCATAGTACTATTTATCTTTAGAACACTTTAACCAGCACCGTATGCTCGTTTAAGCGTCCGTTAAGGGCTGTTTCTGTAGCATTGAAGCTTTCAAATAGCTTCTGAAACTTGGTACGGGCTAGCTTGTCTGCACCCTTAAGCAATTCTGGTTTGCGCACTGTCTTTTGTATACTGAGCTTCTCATCGTATCCGAGAATAGTAGTACCCTTAACCATCAAGTTATGGTGTTCTTGCGCAATATACACGCCCAGTTTTCGGTTCTTAGTATTGTATACCCACAGCACCTGCGCATCCAAAATGTTCATTGGATTAACACTTGCAAGTCCCAAACTTGGCTCGCTTTGCTTGTACTTGAGCTTGCTAACAACCTTGTCCTTGCTCACAGCCTTCTTCTTGCGAGTCTTACGCACAGCCTTACCAGTGTTGATAAAGGTGTCGCAGGCAATATTAATCTTTTCGTAAAGTGCCAAATACTCTTTGCGCATCTTAGCAGTCATGTAGGCGTAGCCTTCCTTGATCTGCTCGTCCTTCCACGCAACAATTTCTTTAGCTTCTTCAAACTGATCCGCATACATTTCTTTAATGATCTTGGCATGTGCCGCTTTGATCATATTATTCTTGTAGCTCTGCATTTGATTGTACGGCTCAAATGCGGCAATGTCTAGGCGCTTTTGACAGAACTCGTCAATTTGAGAGTCCCATTCTGCGCAAAGATCACTCACTTGCTCACGCATACGCTGTTGGATGCTGATTACTACAGCTGGGGCTTTTTTGACCTCATCTGTTTTTGACTTTGCTTCTTGCTTGGTAAAGGCTTCTGCCTGCACCATGAACTCCTCAATCTTTGTCTTAATGTAGTTGAGGCGATCTTCTTCCAGTCCAACACCACGTTCAATTAAGTAAACGTACTTAGAAACAGTGGTGAATGTATAGTCAGGTAGCTTTTTGAGTAAAGCCGCCTTGCGCTTATCAAAATTCTTTTCGCAGTACTTAAAGAAGATTACTAGTCGCTTCTTGTCGTCTACGTCGTAGTGTACAAACGTGTCGGCGCCCCAAAGCAATTGTTTATAGTCGCGTTCGATACCATTAATACGCACAGGCTTCATACCCGGCTGGATAATCTTCCAGTCCGGCTCTGCTGTCCCGTTAACTGATAATACTTTACGTTGTGCTGCCACGGATCACTCCTAATTTCTGAACACGTATACAGTATAGCATAAAATTAGATCT